ATCGTTCATTTCCTGCAGTTCTCTAACGAAATCTACTTTTAAAACATATTCCAATGGCATACGGTTCACATGTTCCTCCAACGCATTAATACGTAGTCTTTGATTCTCTACTGTTTGTATAGCATCCCTTAATCTCTCACGATGTCTTTCTAGAACTTTACTGGCTATCCATCCACCTCCTGTCAAAGAGGAAATAACGGCACTAAAAATAATAGCAATATATTCAGGTCCCATAGTTTTATTATAACTCCCTACTAAAAGTCTAAATGAAGTTGGCCTTTACGAGCTAATCCATTTACAAGCCAAACTAAAGCATCAACACAATCATCATGACCACTAACTCCAAAATTAGTCAATTCCTCAAACATGTGTGTAAAATTCCTAAATCTATTGAATATTATCTTCCTGTCCTCGAACATACCCATTATTCCCCTGAAGCGAGCAAGTTTATCTGCCCTGAAACCTTTCACAGGATGCCAGATTAAATTATAAAGTCCTTCATTCTGTTGACAAACTCTTTTAAAATCAGCCTCTAAAGAAGCTTGATATTGGACAGCTTCAGACCAGACATCACACGTAGAATAGGTGGGAAAATAATTTTCGTTCGCATCCTTACCTATTATTGACCAGTCGTATAGAAGCTCTTTTAGAGCATCTAATTTTTCTAGGTTACCCATAACCCTAATACGACGATAATCAATTATATGTATACGATCTTCAATACGTCCTCCTAGAACCATAACGGTGTAATCATTCTTTTCTTTTACACCTGCTGATAAATCAACTCCAATACCTAAAGTATCAAATTCAGTTGCTATCTCCGCTTTAACTATTAATTCTGGAGCTAATGATAATTCATTCTGTCTAACTATCTGATTCATGTATTGAAAAGAGAAAGCTATAGGGGCTTGTCTTTTTTTCTCTTTTAAATATTCAAGAGACCACATATCAGGCCAATAGGACTCTTCTTCCCCAGTTTTAGAATCATTCAATATTGCAGAAAGAACTATCTGCGTCCAGTTATTTTGTTCATTAAAAGTGGTAGCGTGTATATCATCATGTCTAAATCTAGTTCCTAAACAAATAGCTCTAGCTCCTTCAAACATCGTAGGTGCTATAACAGCATTCCAGTTCTCTTTCATTTGATTCCTGATATCTGGATTAGCAATATCAGCTGATGATTTTATAGCGTCATCAATCATAACTAAATGAGAACGCTTAGATGTAACTGAGCCTTTTAAACCAGCAGCACATAATGTAAACTGTTCTTCACCAGTTGTATCTATCCCTGCAAACTTATGATCTATAGACCAATATTCATTACTAGTTACATTTTTAAGTAATCTTACTTTTGGAAATACCTCTTGATATCTTTTACTTTCTATAATTCTTTTAATAGTTGCAGACTTAGATCTAGCAATATCCACGGTGTAAGACAGGTATAAGACCTGTAGAGGCTGTCTAGCCTGTGTATGAATACCAATAGCCCAAGCAGTTAGAAGACCTAGTACAGTAGATTTAGCTGATCCTCTAGGAGCAAGGAGATCTACGTTAGGACCTGCAATTTTTAATAAACAGCTACTATCCTCATTAGTAACAAAATGTCTATGCCAAGTTTTGTGGTGTTCTGCTGGGGGTTTATCAGCTACAAATTCACAGAAATATCCAAAATCCTCTCTAGCTTTTTGTATCCGTTCTAAATTCTTAGGTTTCTTAATCTGTTGCTTACGAGCTGCTGCTTTAGCATTACGTCTATAAGCAAGATGTGTATAAGAAGGCACTAATAAATAATTAAGCTACTACTAAATATTAACTTACTTCTTATCTTTTGGCTCTTTAGCTTCTTTTTTATCTTTATAAGTCTTAGCTGCTTTCTTGGCTTTTCTAGCTTTCTCTAAAGCTGCAGTACGCTTCTCTTTATCGCTCATCTTAGAGCCATCTTCTTTCTTCTCATTTTTATTTTTAAAATACTCAAGAAGCTGAGGTGGCATTTTTTTCTTAGCCATTATGCAACAGTTTTATTTATTCACTTCTCCTTATTTTAACTGTACTATTCCTCCAGCTGCATCCTTGCCCACACGCTCATTGAAGCTTCCTCTAAAGGTGTTTCTATTGGATCATCTTTAAAAATAAACATTAACTCTCTAATAGCTCTATCAGCACCTGCCATAAGTAAACCTTTACGATCTCTCATGTTAGTAAAACTCTCTATTTCAGATATAGTACTCCTTAACTCTTTTTGCATCTGTGCTATTCTTCCTACCCCTGCATCTCTTTTAACAACTCCATTCTCAATGTCTTCTCTTAATTTACGTATATCCTCCTGCATCTCATCAATTTCATATAAAAGCTTTTTTCTATGATCTGGCTTCTTATAATTCTTTTTTATCCACAAATCGCACGGAGCGATACTACCTTCATAACCTAAGAAACGGGAATAAAGATAAGATTCTATTATTGAATTATTATCAGACACAAAAGAACAAAAAGACTCCTGTGTAGCAGAGTCTAAATTATCTACCCAATTATCAAACAGCTCAATATCTATAAGCTGATTGGGCCTGTTTGCGATCTCTTTCTTCGTCCCTTTCACGGAACTCTTGTTCCTGACGGGAGGATTTTCTTGTCTCTTCACCGCCTTTACCGATAGTTTTTCTTTCTTGCTCACCGGCGTCCTCTACTTTCTTTTTGGAAAATTCGTAGGCTACCCCAGCTGCCTGGCGATATTTGTCCAGATCAAAATAATCATCTGATTCATATGTCTTATCGACAGCCATATTAGTAACCTATTTAAATAATAACCAATTAGAAGTTGCTCATCATGTTAGCAAGACCACCTGCGAAGATGTCTCTACGTCCTTCTACAGACTTTTGTCTTTGCTGTCTCTTTTTAGACTCTTCTAGTTTAGCTAATAGATCTTGGAACCTTTGTATGTCAAAGTAGTTGTCTTCTGTAGCACTAGTTCCTACGGGATTCATGGTTATAAATAGAATGTATGAATTTATTATAACAACAACTAGTTTTAACTAATTGCCATTTTAGAAGTTGAAACCTCCAAGAAGTCCTGTATACATATTGGTAGCTTGTTGTATCTTAGCTATCTCTTTAGCTCCTTCATTTTTAATCTTCTGGGTTTCTTTATCAATTTCTCCTTGAAGATTAGTTAAACCAGCATTGTAAAGGAACTTCCTACTATCTCTGATATTCTGTTTACCTTCCTCCAGTTCCGCAATCGTTCTTCCTTCTTTAAAGTAGTCTGAGAATTGCTCGCCAGTAGTAACACCAACACCTGTTCTTTCTCCTAAGTCTCCTTGATAAGTAGGTAGTAAAGAAGCATCAAAAGTGAATGTACGTTTTTTAGTTCTATTACCTTCTTCATCAACAGTCTGTTTTCCATACATCGTGTCATAATAATTATCCAAATAATTATCATTAAACTTCTTAGTGTATTCAGCTCCTGATTTAAGTGAATCTCGTAAACCTTGAATACCGGCTCCTCCATAAGCTTGTAAATTAAGATTAGACATAGCCCCAGAAAGTTCCTCTTCGGTAGCTTCTCTTCCTAATAAATCTCTATAAGCAAGCTGTACTCCCGCCGTACGTTTTTGTGACTGTAAACCACCTTCTCCTTGATAGAAATCCTGTAAATTAGTTAAATATTGATTAGGGCCTTTAGTTGCATCTGTGTATAAACCTCCTGGTGCTTCACCTTCTTTAAAACCACTAGTAAGATCATATTTATCTATATAACCTTGCAACTGATTCTGAGCTTGATCAAAGTTTATAAGACCTGATTCCAGTTGTCCTTTAGTACGATTGTACAAACCGGTCAAGCCTTTAGCTCCTGTCTGTCTCCTTCTTAATTCAGAAGCGGCTTTATCTTCTCTCTCTTGCTGTGCACGTTCTTCTAATTTAGTTTCACGTTCCTTCTGGTACTCTAGATACTTTTCGAAGCTATCATCCTTTTCAATTTTAGGTGCGTTGTATACAGTCTTTGATCCCATAATTCTCCTAACCGTAACTACTGGATATAGGTCCAAACATGCCTTCTGTTTGAGCTCTTCGTCTTGCTGTTTCTTCTAATATCCTACCTCTCCTTGCTCTTTGCCTTTGTTGTATCGCAGTAGGACTCATCTGCTCTCCTAGCATGGCTCTATAATCTTGTATATTAGCTCCCCTCTCTAAATCACGTTTTCTGGTTGAGTCAAATATGCTGGCATCCTTCTGTCTTTGAAAATCTAAATCTGCTCCATATCCATAATCTGCAACATTCTGTCCAATAAACTTAGCTAGATTACCTTTCCTAGCCTCTCTGTTCATCATTATATTATTCTTTAGCTGATCAGCAGAAGCATCCATCTGAGCCTGTGCAGCAGCAGCCTGTGACCTAGCTCCAATTATGCTACCACCTAAGCTAAATAAACCTCCAGCTATCGCTCCAAACATATTGCCTCCTCCAAAGGGCTTTGATGAAAACATTGAGATATCACCTGTACTAGGTAATCCTCCTCCCTGTGCTCCATATGGATTTGACCAGGTACCTAATGCCATTCTACAACCGGAAATATTTGCCAGCTATTTTTTGTTTCATAGGATTTGCCTCTAATACTCTATTTTGAGCTGCCATGGCTCCCATGTTTCCTATGGTTAATCTGTTAATTTCTGCAGCTGCATCCATTGCGGCCTGACCTCCTATTAAAGGAGATAAAGCTAGGTTTGATATACCTGTTCTTAATGCGGCTTTATCTCTAGCTTGTTCACTTAGATTTGATATCTCTTTTAGTAATTGTTTGTTCTCGTCTAAAAAATCTCTTTCTGGTAATTTTTCTTCTTTTCCTTCTTTTTCTTCTTTTATTCTCTTTGAAGCTTCAGAGGTGTCAGGAAGATTTAAAAATTCTGATACACCAAATTCTGGCAGAGGAAATCCAAGGAAATCTTTTTTGGCTTCGTCATACTTTAACTGGCGGCCTTCTTTAGATCCGAAAACTGTTCTATCTAAAAAATTACTTAGAAAATTTCCAAATCGGTTATTGTCTCTATTCTCTTGTAATTTTTCGACTGATGAACCTCTTGATGACATCTTAATTACCTAGGATAAATATTACCGAGTAGCTGTCCAGCCATCTGGACTTGGTTTGCGATTAGATCTCTTTGGAACTGCTGTTGTCTAGCTTTCTCCATTATAGGTAAGATTTCTTTCATTCTTAATGCTTCTAACTCAGCTGCTCTTTCAACACTCTTTTTAGTCTTAGCATACTGACTTAATGGAATAGGCCCAAGACTGATATCTGGTCCTGTTAATGGATTATTTACATCAATACCTGCTAAACCTCTAGTAGTAGATTGCCCTAGTCCACCTCCTATCATTCCTCCTATCACAGCTCCTACAGGTATTGATAAACCACCCGTAACAGGTGCGAGAGCTGCTCCTGCTTTAGCTCCTAATTTAGCTCCAACAACACCACCTATCGCTGTACCAGCTCCTCCGATTGGATCTCCACCTACGATCTGCATACCACCAGCTAATAATGGGAATCTTTTTGCTCCCATAGTAGTTACTCCCATTGCTCCTCTCCGTAGCATGGTGGGAGTCATCATTCCTGTACCTGTAAACCCTGATGCAGCTCTTGCTGTTTTAGGAGCCATTCTATAAAGTACACTACTAGATCGATTCAAGTAAGGATCCATGGATGCCAGTAACCCTGCATAATCAAAAGTAGCAAGTGATTGGTCTTTAGCCATTACTAGATCTTCTCTCCGTTCTTATCTTTTAATTTTATCAGTACTATCATTATCCTTGCATGTAATCTGACGTAGTTAAATAT